CTGCGCCACGACGGCTCGCCGCTCCTAGCTCGACATATCTCCAATGTCCACACGCGCCTGACACGCTATGGGCAAGTCTTGACCAAGGCGTACAAGGCATCCCCTGACCGCATTGACGCGGCCGTCTCTGCCGTTGTGGCGTATCAGGGTGTAAAGTTCCTGAAGGTTGAACCAAAGCAGACAGCGAAAGTGGAGTGGGTGAATCTATGATCAGCAATATCTTTGAGGTTGTGGGTGCGGTGCTTGTGATTGCAGGTCTCGCGCTATTCTCAATCCCAGTCGCATTGATTGCCACAGGCGTAGCCATTGCTGCGCTCGGCTATACGCTAGGAGATCGTAAGTGAGCATCCTTCGTCGCCTACTCTCCACCGAGCAGCGCATCGTATCCGGCGGACAGTGGCTCAGCGATAAGCCAGCCGATTCGTCAGCTGGAGTCCAACTAAATCAGCAGAACGCAACATCGATTGGCGCGCTCTATGCGGCCGTCAAGTTGTATGCCGACACTGTTGCGAGCCTTCCAGTTGGTGCCTTCATCCGAGACGGCGGCGTGCGCCGACCAGTCACGCGCCCACTCTGGCTGGATCGACCGATCCCTGCCAACCCTAACTACACTGGCTTCCAGTTCCGCCACGCCGTCGTGTCAAGCCTTTTGCTTGACGGCAATGCGTTCATCCTCTTCCTGACGGATCGCCTTGGCGATGTCGTTGAGACGCGCGTGCTTGATCCGCAGAAGGTAGAGATCAAGATGGACGCAACCGGCACGCCGATCTACACCGTCTCAACAGGCGACGGCGCGTTCAGCGTTGGTCCTGATCAGATGGTGCACATCCCACTCTTTGCCACCGCTGGCACGATGCGTGGTATGTCTCCTGTCGAGCATCACCGCACGACGCTCGGACTTGCCTCCGCGACGCAGCTCTACGCTGCGAAGTTCTACGAGAATGGCGCAGCACCAAGTGCCGTCATCAAGGTGCCAGGTGAGTTGACGCAGGATGTTGCAGACTCGCTGCGCGCATCCTTCAGCCGACGCCACGAAGGCGTAGAGAAGATGCACAAGATCGCGGTGCTGACCGGCGGCGCAGACTTCCAGCAGATGAGCGCCAAGATCAGCGATATGCAGCTCGTTGAAACGATGCATTGGGGCGTTGAGTCCATCGCTCGCATCTACGGCGTGCCGCTGCACCTGCTTCAGTACCCAGGTGGCAACACCTCTTACAGCAGCGTTGAAGTGATCAGCATCGAGTGGCTGCGCCTAGGGCTCGGACCACTCATCGCGCGCATTGAGGCAGGGCTTCAGCGCCTGATCGTCGGTCAGACCACCTTCATCAAGTTCAACATTGACGGCCTGCTCCGACCTACGACCAAGGAGCGAATGGACTCGTACGCCGTCGCGTTGAACTCAGGCATCCTGAATCTCAACGAGGTGCGCGCACTAGAGGATCGACCACCGCTCCCAGAGGGCGGCGATCAGTTCTGGAAGCCGCTCAATATCGGCACCGTAGGGAAAGAGCCTGAAGCGTGAGCTACATCATTGTCGACCTTGACGGCACGCTCATCCTTGAGAACGAGCAGCCGAACCAGCCGCTGATCGATGCGCTCAATGAAGAGGTGATGTCTGGCGACGCGCAGATCATCGTGGTCTCTGCTCGCAAGATTGACCGACTTCAGGAGACGCGCGCCTGGCTGCAAGAGAACAAGGTCGCTGGCGTAGAAGAGGTCCATCTCAACGACTTTGAGGGCAGCGCCTTCGCCACCGGCTTCGCGTTCAAGGAGTACAAGTACGGCCTGCTCAAAGAGCAGTACGGCGAAGAGTTGGAGTACGCGATTGACAATGACCCAGCCGTCCGAGAGATGGCACGCGGTCTAGACATTGAGGCGTACTCGCCAGAGGAATATCTCGCCGACGAGGAGGAGCGCGCTGTCTACGAAGTGCCTGAGTACATCCGCGAGGCTGCGCGCAAGGGTCTTGAGTGGCACGAGCAGGGTCTCGGCGGAGAAGGCTTGCAGCCGCAGACCATCGCAGAGGCTCGTGAACTCGCCGCAGGGCGCGCAGACACCGACAAGGTCATCCGTATGGCGGCCTGGATTCGCCGCCACCGTGGCGACTGGGAAGGCGTCGCGCAGAATGAGGACTCGGATAGCGAGGACTTCCCAGGACCAGGTGCTGTTGCTGGCTTTCTCTGGGGTGTGGAAACGACTGACCGCGACGCAACTGATCGCGTACTCTCGTGGGCAGACGCTCTTATCGCAGCTGAAGATAGGGAGATTGTTGATATGAAAGAGAAAGAAGTCCGATCCGTACCGATGGGTGAGTTCCGACTCGCCGATGCCGACGCGGATGGTCAGCGAACCTTTACCGGCTACGCCTCTATCTGGAACAGCGCATCTGCTGGTCTGCCATTCGAGGAGAAGATCGCGCCTAACGCATTCAAGCGTTCACTGGCTCGCGCATCCGCAGGGCAGAAGATCATCGCCTTCCTGTTTGGTCACGACGAGACGCGCGCCCTTGCCACGACGGCAAGCGGTCGGCTGAAGTTGACCGAGGATGAGACTGGCCTCCGCGTTGAGGCGAAACTAGATCCTGCCGATCCAGACGCAGCCAAGGTCATCTCGATGCTGACGCACGAGAGCGCCGCCGCTGGTATGTCGTTCGGCTTCCAGAAGGTTCAGGATGCGTGGGATGGCAACAACCGCACGATCAAGGAAGCCAATCTCTTTGAGGTGAGCATCCTTGCCGCCGGTGGTCAGACCCCTGCCTACCCTGCGACCCTTGGTCTCACGGCAATCCGCCAGGTCACTGCGCCAAAGATCGGCGTAGAGGCTGAGGCGCTGCTTGCCACATTGGAATCAGTCAAGGCTGGACGAGAACTGTCCACCGAGGAAGTGGCTGTTATTGATGCTGTCCGTTCCAAGCTCGCGCCAAAGCCGGTGGGGATTGATCCGTCAATCGCCGCTGCGCTGCTCGCGGTCTCGGCGGCAGAAGGTGACGCACTCTAGGTCACGAGCCACTGCCCCACCGCCCTGAGTAGGCGAGTCCGCAGATCAGGTATCCCACCAAGGAGCGCATAAATAGATAGTCCGCCTATGCGCGGAGAAAGGATGCAGACAATGTCTGACATCGCAAAGCTTGCTGACAAGCGAGCGCATCTTTTGGTTGAGGCTCGCGGCATTGCCGTAGAGGCAGCCGACAAGGGAATCGCCCTTGAGGGTGAAGACAAGGCACGCTTCGAGAAGCTCGTCGCTGAGGCTGGCGTTATCGCCGAGGCTCTCCGCGCAGAGAAGGCTTCTGACGAGGCTCGTAAGGCTGCTGACGAGGCTCGCGCCGAGTTCGCCGCTGTTGTTGCTCCAACGGCTCCTAAGGCCGCTTCGGACAATGACCGCCTTCGTGCAATCGGTATGGCTGGTGGCGTTGATACTTTCGAGTATCGTGACATCACGACCTCAACCGGTCTCGGAAACCCAGTCGATGTCTTCAATCGCGTCAATGTGATTGCTGGACAGATCAACCCATACATCAACCCAGCGGTTGTGGATGTGATCAATGTTGCCACCGGCAACAACATCAAGTTCCCAACTGTGACCGCGCTCGGCACGACGGCTGGTTCAGTCGCCGAAGCTGGCACGATTACGGAAGATGACTTCACAGGGTCGGCTCTGAGCCTTACCCCAACGAAGTTCGCCGTTCTCGTACAGGTCTCGGACGAGCTGATTCAGGACGCGGCATTCGATGTTGCGGCAATGATCAGCGAAGCCGCTGGTCAGGAGATGGCGATTGCCCACGGCGCAGCCGCGAGCACCGCTGTCGTCACCGCTGCTGGTACCGGTGGAACGGCCGCAGGCACCGTCGTATACACATACGCCGAGCTTGTTGCCCTTCAGTACTCGGTCAAGCAGCAGTACCGAAACGCTCCAAAGAGCGGTTGGTTGATGAGCGACACGGCTCTCGGCCAGATCCTTGGCACGACTTCATCGTCGCTGCCTTTGTTCCAGCCAGGTGGTCAGGGTGGCGTTGATCGCCTCCTTGGCAAGCCTGTCTACACGGCTCCTGGGATCGCCGTACCAGCCACGGCTGCGAAGGCCGTTCTGTTCGGTGACCTTGGTCAGATCAAGACCGCCATCGTTGGCGGCGTGACCGTTGAGGCTTCACGC